GTACCTCTCCCACATTAATACCGTTAATTGATTGACTAGATTGATTAAAAAGTAGTACATGTTCACTCTGAATTAGTTTAATATAGTTTAATATTTCTTGATGTAAAGATTGCGCTTTATCAATGCTGTCTTGAACAGTGGCCGCATAATCATCAAATTTCTTTTTTACTTGAGCAATTAAGTCATCATAAGCACTTAAATAATCTTTGGAATTAATACCAAATTCGACCCGATTTTCTAGAATATTGATAGCTACTTCCAAAGTAGAATCAGCAATCACATTATTATCGCTATCAGTGTGCGTTATCTTGAAAAAAGCTTGTTGCATTGTTCCAGCAACCGAAAAGACCTGTTCATTAAAGCTGTAACGAACAAGTCCCGCCGGTGCATCTAAAACTGTAATGCCTTCATAATCAACAATGTGAGTGTTATCTGGCTTGAGGGCTTCAAACGCTACTTGCTTACCAGTTAGATCATACGGAACATTCTTATCACCGTCCCAGAACAGCATGGTCACAAACTTCAGCTGGCTATCACCTTGACGCCCGGTAATTAATTGTTGCGGTGCTGACTGCTTCGTCACATCAAATGACAAATATTGATTAGACATCTAAAGTACCTCCTAATCGTTTAATTGCGCGTTCTATCACATCAATTCTTTCTGGTGCTGTTTCAAACACGTGCCCATTGATGTTTGTTCTCATCAATTGAACTTCTGTTGATGATTCACCTTTATCGCTACCGGCGTTGATTGTGTAGGCGACGTTTCGTATGCCTTTCAGAGCATTGTCCAGTTGCTCTTGTGAAATACCTTGATTCCCGTCTAAAGCCTGGTCGATAATTTTAAAGTTGCTAATCAGTTGATTACGCAAACTTTGATCAAGGCTATTTGATAAATTCAAATCAAGCATTACTTACCTCCTTTTCTGTTGTTAATTTACCGTCATCATCGACAATGACACTAAATACCGTCCCGTTTGGTGAGGATAATTTTAATTTCGTTGGTATATATTCAATACCATTAATCAGCAATTTACCATCGTCATCAAAGGACAAGTCATATTTAGTTCCTTTTGACGAGTTAAAAGATAAGTTAGGTAAAACCAAGTCGTCAAAGTCAGTAGGCTTAAAATGAAAACCGTCAGCAGCAATCAGTAATCTTGCGGTTTCTTTGTTGCCGTCAGGGGCTGCATAAATAGCTTTCCATATTCCTAATTTGCTAACATTTTCTACCATTTCAGGCCTTTTATTATTCCAATCTGTCATATTAACTCCATATATACCAAACCCCATTGTTCATCATCGATGTAACGTCTTGTGTCAACTGCTTAACCGACTTTCCAATATGTTCGTTAGTGTCTTTTGCTCTTTGTTGCATAGCCCAGTTGTGAGCAGAATCAAATATCTTGTTCCCAAATGTGACGGTATCGGTCTGTTTGCTGTCCTGTGGGTAATAGGTCATTCCAACAATCCTAGTATCAACGTCAACACCTAGCCTATCTTTTAATAAACCGGAGTTACCAATCTTGATGCTGTTTATATCTGAGAGTTTTGCTCCGTGTTCAAATTCAGCACGTTCCATTGTGTATTGAATAATGGGATAATCTTGTAATTGACCCTTGATGTAGTTGTTGAGAGAGCCGGAATCCGTAAACCTATCATCTTGAACAGTTGCCGCCTGTTTTACTCCCCAGATAGAAGCGTTGGGGCTTGTATACTCGGAGGTAGCTGCATAACTACCGTCATCATTTTGCTTCCCTAATCCCTTTATTTTGGTGCGAATATTGCTGTAATCTTCCGTCCAAGATATTTTGTGAGCGTTATACCCATCAATAAATACAAACTGATCATTTTGACCTATTTTCTTGTAAATATGAATAGTCCAATTGTCAAAATAAAATTCAAACCCAAAATCATCTTTCAACGTGTTCATAAACAGGCTGTCTGCAAAATCACCACCAAAACCATCACTAAATGAATAGTTGCTAAATGTATCGTGAATAACATACTTGAAAGCTGTTCCATCAGTAATATATTTCATACAAGCGTCCAGGCTTTGCGTGTTTGATAATTTACCTTCAACGTACTTATCGTGCAAGTCTGTACCGACATGAACGCCAGCAACTTGATACGACCTTGTGTTACCCGATGAAATTGGATTAACGGTCGTCAACCTAAACCACTGGCCGGTTTCGGGAACTAATACCATTGTCTGTGGTGACATCATCAGCGTTGCAGATTTATTTTGAACACTATCATCTAATGTGAATGAGACAGTACTTAATTCGTTTAAACTTTCTGTAATTGAAAGGTTATAAACGATAGCTGGTGTTTCATCGACCGATATTTGTTTTACGTATATAACATTAGACATTAGTAGTAGAACCTCGTTTTAAATGAAATAGTAAAATCAGTTGAGCCAACAATTTCAATAGCATTATTACCGATTGCATAGTCAACAAAGCTACGGTCAGAATAATCATTCCCAAACCTTTGTGTGCCATCTACCATCGGAATTAATCCGATAATGTCTAGTTGCTGGTTTTTATTCAATGATTTCTTATACGTAAATGATTGGCCGGTAGTTGTGTTCTTGATAGTCAATGAATTATCTACGTTACCTTTGAAAGTGACAGTAACTGGTCGTTCACTAGCTAATAACGGTATGATTGATGGATTGTAAAAATTAAATTTAGTTTGATTGGTAAATGTGTACTTTGGTGTATCGAATGGTATTCCCATTCCAATACCATAAGTTCCACCATCAAAGGTAAATGGATCTAATGTTGTAGCTGTACTTTCAGCTAATCCGTCATAGCACACTAGATTAATCGCAACGCTTTTAGCTTTCCAAAAATTTCCTAATCGTGGATAGGTAAATGATTCAGCAACTACTTTCCATCTCAAAAAAGGAGTGCGCATATTGATAACATAAAAAGGCTCCGTACTACTAAATATCCGTAGTACTTTGAGCCTTTGTAATTCGTAATCGTAGTTGTCTCGAGCATACACATCAAATGTTAAAGGTATGGTAGTTTGTTGAATCTGACTATCAGACAGTTCAGCACCATATCTGCCAATTTGCGTGTAAGTGTGTTGAAAGTTAGCTGAAGGTGGGTCAAATGTTACGACGTGTATTCCTTCTTTTTCAAGGTCGTACGTTGTACCATCACGTCGTTGGATTATGATTGAACCTTTGTAATTAGTAGACATAAGTATTACCCGTAACTTGTCCTTTCATCTGAATTTCTTGGTTTTGTAGTACCTTGATTTTTGGATAGGTAGCACGAGCAATTTCACCACTATCTAATTGCACCGTCATATGAACATCACCACTTAAATCAATACCACCATTAGCTGATTGCATAGCAGATGAACCAGCTATGATTGGCTGTTGAGATGTTATTGCTTGCATGCCACTCTTTGCACCATTAATAACTCCGGCTAACTTAGCAGCAAAGCTGTTAGGCTGCTTTTGAGCCGTTTCTTTGATTGAACCGATAATAGTTGAATCAGCCGTAGAACGATTAGAATTCGTAACCCACTCATCTTCGCCTTCAACTTCACCGACAATTCCAATCCCGTTTGTACGGCCGCCGTTTGCGTATCCATGACCCTGACCCAGGAACGATAAATCATTGCCGTAGGTGTGCTTAGCGTAATTCAAACCAGCCAAGATATTGTCATAACCATTCATGATGTTATTGTGACCGTCTACTGCATATGCCTTGAATGTTCCAGGCTTAACTTGCATCAAACCTGTAGCATTACCATCTGCTAAGCCGTCATTACCACCAATAGCTTTAGCATTACCACCTGACTCAGTTTGAATCTGTTTTAACACTTTATTGACCATTGATGAACTGCTAGACAATCCTAATTTAGATAATGCTTTCTTAACATCACTCGTCCATCTACTTACACCATCACCAGCAGGTTCACTTGAACTCTCCTGAGTAGGAGCGATAAACTTTTTAATCCAGTCAAACATGCCCCCTACTTGTGATCTAATTAGGCTAGTCATTGAATTTCCGCTAGATTTTTTCTCATCATCTGACTTTAATCCAGGAACTCTGTGATAACCTGCTAACTTTTCAGACCAGTTACTAATATTTGCATAACCTATGTTAGGGTTTGAAGACGGTGACATCGCACTAAACATTTTACCGTTACCAGCATAAATACCAACGTGCTGAGAACCTCCGCCACCAAAGAATGCTAAATCACCAGACTTTGGACTTCCAACTGAATTAGATGCGTTAAATTGATCTCCTGAGTAGTGTGGAAATGATTTTCCCATCTGTTTCAATGTGTACTGTACCAAACCAGAACAATCAAAACTATCTGGGCCGGTTGCACCCCATACATAAGGTTTGCCAGTTCCATATTTCACAGCATTAGATAAAAGTTCAGATGCACCACCTCCGCCACTAGCTTCATCTCCAGCGAGACTCCACAACGACTTCCACCAATCTGTAGCTTGGTTTTTAACGTGCTTAAATGATCCAGTAGCCAATCCACCCATCATATTACCAAGTTTGCTACTACTTTTAGGATTGAATACATTTTCCAAAGTTTTAACCGGGTGAGCAACTGCATTCGTGATGAAATCAAACATCTTAGTATACTTTTCAGTAGCATTTTTAATGCCATCCCATGCAGAACTAGCAACGTTGCCAACTGTGCCAGCCACATCTTGTACACCGTCCCAAATAGAACCTAAGAAACCTGTTCCATTTGCAAAGTGCTTAACGCCACTAATACCCATCATCATTGCTGTTTCTGAAGCGTTTAGTACTTCTGTTCCAGGCAATAACAACCTTTCAGTATTAGTACCTTGAACAATCTCCATCTTGCCATTAGGGTGTATTAGCGTTTCTTTGTTACCTGTTTCAGGACTATCATTACCATCATTTAAGATAGCATGTGTTAGTTGATTAATCGCACCAGTACCATTAGCAAACTTAACTTTTGGTATTTTACCCAATGCGTTTTTAGGTCCGCCGAAGTCGTGAATCAAACCGTTGATACCATCAATACCAGCGTTAGGAATTTTAATAACAGCATTAATACCATCTCCGGCTAGCTTTTTCATTCCGTTCCACATGTCACTGAAACCATTTTTAACTCCAGTCCATGTGTCACTAAACGACTTGCCTATTTTTCCAAGCACATCATCAAAAGTATCTTTCAAGCTATTAATAGCTTTAGAACCGAACTTTTTCATGCTGTTCCAAGTATCACCGAAGAAGTCAGAAATAGATTCCCAAGTTTTATTCCAAACTTTTTTGATTGCTTTCAAAGTATCTGAAATCACATCGCTTAGCCACTCGATAATAGGTTTAAAGAATTTAACAATATTATTCCACACGAACTTGAAAATACTCAAAATCAAATTTAGGTTTGTTTGCCATATTTTTACTATGGCACTCATGAATAGCCTGATTATCTTTTGGGATGTTGTTATTCCAATTTCTAACAGTTTCCATATCGATCCAAAGATGAGCTTCAATATCTTAAAAATAGTATTCCACGTAGTCGTCCATACTTTGACAATTATTCCCAATGCTACAGTGATTATCTTCTTCCAACTATTAATTTCATTGCTAAGAAACTTAGTTATTAATTTACCAACAACTTCAAACGATTTTTCAATAACATTCCACGTACTTTTCCAAACTTTTTCAATTGGATTCCAAATATTTTTCGCCCATTTTGTTAATGCATTGAATATATTTTTAAACGGTTCAACGAATCGTTTTGCAATCACTATTGCTAAACCGATAGGTATCGATAAAGCATACATCAGTATACTTCCGAATCCTTTAGCTAATTTGACAGCCGTATTAACAAAAGCGTTCCACCCTTTGATAAATCCTTTCACAAGACCGTCAAACCATTTACCAATAGCATTAGAACCACTGCCGATCGACTTACCAACGTTTTCAAACCATTTACCTAAACCACTTAATATTTTTTTGATCGACTCAGCAAAATGTTCTAATGGTTTGCTACTTGTCCCAAGACCCCATAGAGCCTTATCAATGACTTTCACTAATCCGTGAAAAATATTGCCAACCGCAATTACTAATGATTCTAATATGCTAGTAACTATCTTCCCTAAACCGCTGACAATTCCCTTTACGTCTTTTCCAACATGTTTCCAGTTTCCTGTAATAACGTCTAAAATAAGTGCAATGGTGCTACCGAGAGCCTTAAACAAGCCAGAGATAACTCCTAGAGTACCCTTGACGGTTGCCACCAATATGTTAAACGTTGGTTTAACAAGGGGCACAATCAACTCAAACGTTCCACGAATAATGGCTCCAAGGGCAACAAATGCAGCCCCCAAAACCTTACCGATTACACCAGCGATGTCAGTGAATACTTTCTTGTTAGCGATAAACCATTGACTTATACCATCTAGTCTTTCGACAACGGCTTGTATTGGACCGCCCTTGTCGCCAGCGTGAGTAAATGGTGAAATCAAATCTTTCAGCGAGTCTTTCAAAGAACTAAATACTTTGCCAACTTTTCCGCCTAACTCCTCAAACGGCTTAGCTAATTTACTAATTCGTTCTCCAACACCATCAAACATACTTTTGAATAATGTTACAAACGGTTTAAACGCTTTTGTTAGAGCTTTCCAACTATCACCGAACACCTCTCCTATTGACATACCTAGAACTACCAGCGAATCAGTAACCGGCTTCATAGCCTCTTTAAATGAATTAAACAGGTTACCAGCTACTTTCGCTACTTTTCCAAAAGCATTGCCAACACTCTTAACAATTCCGTCAACAAAAGACTTAAACTTTTCGTTGTGCTTGTACAATTCATAAAAGGCAGCACCGACTGCAACGATTCCACCGATTATAGCTACTAGTGGTATTGACTTCATAGCTAAACCTAGCGCTGTTTGTGCCAGTGTCAACTTACTTGTTCCACCAGCTGCCGCAGCTTGTGCTAGTTTGTATGAATCCATTAATTCAGCTATTTTTTGAACAATCAATAACTCTTTCATTGACTTTACTGTTGCATCAATGCCTGCGATAAACCCATATATTTTCTTGGTTGCAAATAGAGCAACCATTACGGAACCTAGAGCTTTTAAGGCGCTTTTGTGGTTTGCTATTTCTTCTAGCAAATTATTAACAGTTTTTAACGGGTCAGCAGCTTTTCCAGAATTTCCAGATACCTTTCCAAAAGCAGTGCCTATTAAATTAATAGTATCTTTGAAAGTTTCCCAAACTCCGCTAGCAATTAAACCAATAATAGTTTTAACATTTCCAATTATGCCGATGATTGCATCTTTGTTCTTATCAATATAAGTGATAATTTTAGATATGCCGCCTAGAACGCTACCCATAGCACTACCAATACTTTCGGCAAACTTCTTCATACTATCGTCACTAGTGATACTTTGCAATGCAGCCGTTGCTGACTTACTCATGTTGAACGAGCTTTTCATAACCTCGCCAGACAAAACAGAAAGACGTGACTTAAGGTACATGCTCATACCTTGCATAGAAGTCATGGCTTCCGCCGTACCGCCTTTATACTTTTCACCAAGGTAATCAAGTGCCTCAGTGAATTGCGTGGCAGATAACTTACCAGCAGCACTCATTGCATACAACTCTTTCATGCTCTTACCAGTAGCCTTTTGCAAAGCCTCACCAAACATTGGAAAACGGTTAATCATGACGGCCATGTCTTCTGAACTAGCTTTACCACCAGCAACAATCTTGGCAAACATTTCACCTGATTCAGATATTTGCGGTCCAGTCATGTGAAGGGTAGAACCTAATGCAACGAATGCATCAGTCCATTTCTTTGTTTCCTCAACGTTTGAATGAACGTGGTAGAAACTTTGTGCCATTTCGTTAATATTGTCAGCTGCATAAATAGAATGTTGAGAAAGGTTGTTAATGTAATCAACCAACTCTTTACCATCTTGTGGTGCTTCGGTAGTTAAGGCAGTCCACACGGTTTTCATCGTGTCCTGTTCCTTGTTATACTCCATGCCAGCTTTAGTCATCTCTTTCAGACCATTAGTTATAGCATTTACACCACCCATAACAGCATTGGCTACGAAAGTACCAATCATAATATCTTTCAACCGCCTAAACTTGTCGCCAGTTCGTTCAGCTTGCTCTTTAATAGATTTCAAGCCAGTAGTAGCGTTGTCGTTTAGTTCTACTTCAGACGTTATCTTAGCTGGTATTTCTTTAAGCAACTTTTCATAGTTAACCACTTCACCTTTTTCAGCTTTGGCCAACAATTCAGTACGCTTTTCTTTAGGTAACTTGTTTAGTAACTCTTTAAAGTTGTTAATACCAGCTTTGTTAGCTTGTGCTTCAAGTTTGGCAACCAGCGGGTCACCTTTAAATGACTCTTTGAACTTTTCATATCCACCTTTACCAGCACTTTCAGCCTTTGATTTGAACTCACTCCAAGTTTTATCAGTTTGATCATTTAACAATAAATCAATGTTAATCGAACCATCAGCCATTCAGTTTCCTCCTTTCTGTTTTTATTCAGCATCTCCCATCATCATGTCGAAGATTGCAGATGCGTTCCCTGTGAATCCATCTCCTTCCACCTGATTATCAAGTTGATAGTAAGATTTCATTTCACTGACGAATTGTGCTTGTTCTGGATTATCTTTATATCCAGTCAAGTCATCACTTCTGTATTGTCTAATTTTTTGAATAGGAGTATCCGGACCCAAATTGTCAAATAGAGCCTTAAACTGATGCCAATCCATGTGATCAATCATTTGGTTTAAATCAATATGATAGAAATTAAAAAAAGACGCATAGATTGCTCCAGCATCTTGTTCATAATCAAAATCAGCCTGACTACTCAATGGTTCGTAAGCTTGAGTTTCGTTGTTAAAATCACTTTCGTCATTACCGTATGGTTTTTGATTGATATACTCAAACAAACTCTTTATTATGTCTGCTTTGACTGCGATATCGTTACTTGGCACGTCATCAACAACCAGCAAATCAAAACACTTGTTTATTTTTTCAACATCATCTAAATCACTATCCAAAACACCAAACGCTTCAATCACAACATTAAAAGCTAAATTAATTCGATATTCTTTATCAAGTAATTTAAATGTCGTCTCTGGTCGCTTGGTAAATGAAAACATCAGTCATTGCCTTTTGAGCGACGTTGTGCACGATTATTGCCGTACTTTTGCTTCAATTCATCGCTTTGTCCAGCTTCGAACACGGCCTGAGCAATCTTAACCACAGTTACCGCACGATTATCTGCATAGTTAACAATTTCATCTGCGGACTTTTGTCCCAATGCAGCAGCTAAATAGTCTTTTGAGTTGTCGAACATTTCTTGATATGAATCTTTGACTAACTTGCGTTGTTCATCAAGCGTTGCATCTTCATCATACTTTTCAACTCGACGATACAAATCGCCTGTTTTAAGCATCAAATCAGAATACTTTTCATCAATTTCAGGTGTGTAACGAGCCGTGTATGTTCGCTTACCGATAATGAAATTCTCTGATTTTATTACCAAACTTGTAATGTTAATTGCCATGCGTGTTCTCCTTATGAACGTCTGTAATTGTTATGTAACTGGGCTTTTCACCCCATTTGAACGTTTGAGCCGTTGTCGCTAGATCAATATTATTGTCCGCCGCCAGTAGTTCCACCTGTTGTAGAACCTGAACCACTAGCGTTAACAACTTGTGGCTTACCATTAGCGGCAAGAGTAAAGCTAAATGTTTGCTTTGCGTTAGCGGCACCACCAAATGGCACGATAGCTTGCAAAGTAGCTGGGAATTGGACTTGCTTACCTGATGGGGCAGTCCAACGAGCCAATGTGTGTAAGGTGTCACCAACACCAATATACTTTGATGCAATATAGTCTTGTGCTGCATCACCATCTAAGCGGTGACCGGCAACAGCGAACGAAATCGTCTTACCAGTTACATCGACACTAGAGAATCCTTCACCATCGTAGTAAGGCGTAGTATCAGCTGTTTCAGATGCAGAAGGTGTGATCGTTTGAATACCAGCAGCAAGTGTCGCCCACGTTGCCTTAGCAACATCATCTAGCGTTGTGTTGCCTGCTGTATCAATTTCTAACTTATTTTGGTAGTTTTCATTAAATGTTTTAGCCATTTTAATCTCCTAAATTAATTTGTTGTGTTATTTCAACATTAAAGTCCAATAAAAAAACGCCTTTTTCAGAGACGTCTATCATTGTTGCGAATGGTTGTGGCTCAATATCTATCTTGTTGAAATCATACGTACCATCTGTTTCCAAACTGTCCGTGTTATCCAACAACTCGCTAATCTTCCACAACGTATTATTACCTAATTCAAAATCATCAGTGCGTAAAGCTATCTCAAAAGGCAGTGTGCGTTCTTGAATTCCCGACCAATCCTGACTAACCACTTGTGAACCGGGCTGTGAATAGATACCAAAATCATTATCGTTGCTTAGATGCCCTATGATTAATTGAGAAGGTAAATTTTCTAACTGGTTGATTTTATCAGCAAGTCTTTCTAATAAGTCCATTACTTCATCAACTCCTTTACATAGACATCAGTTACAGTTTTCATCAATGCTTTGTCACCTATCAAACGCTTATCCCAACGGCTACTAGTACCGGGTGTCGTGTAGTTACGAATTTGGCTACCATTAATCACACCAAAGAATTGAGCACGTGCATAAGGCATCGTATAGATGATATGTTCACCATCATTTGAAACATTAGATGCTGTTCTCAATCTGTTTTGCTTTTGCATGTCAGACTTGGGAACAAAACGTTCCATAGCCATCATTGCTTGGTTAGCAGCCTTAAACTGTGACGATTTCTTGTTTGCACTAGCCATAATGTGGTTAGCTCTATCAAAGTCTAATTTAATAGCCATTACAACACCTCCACTTCATAGCTCCAAACCTCATTATTTAATGGGTTACGGTTGTCTACTATTCGTTGAATAGTGTACTCAACGCCCTCAAAAATAATTTTGTTCCCTTGGCTAGTTTTATCTAGTTTTGGTAATGGGTTTGTCACATCTGCGTACAAAAAAATAACTGCGTTGGCAACAACTTGACGACCATTATTCGTTCCTGAATAAATTGTCTCTTGTTGAACTACACAATTATTAATGATCGTATCTATTTCGGTTTGCTTACCGTATTTATCCTTAACACCACTAGGCATTCGATAAATAACTTGCTGATTAGCATATTTTTTCGGTATTGTAGGTATTTTAGACACTAGCAACACCTCCATATCGCAAACCAAAACGGCCCAATAGCATTAATGCTTCATCAGGAACAGCAAAACCACTGCTAGTTGATGATGAACCATCACTATTAGCAGATTGCAATGTGGTGCGGCCTATTTCTACACTTGAATACGAACCATTATTCAAATCAGAACTATCAGTAACGCTGTTTCTATCCATGTAATCAATAGTTAGCGCAATAGCGCGTTTAAACGCCTTAGCCCTAGCGTTTATCCATGGATATTCAGAAGCACCGTCATCTGATAATACAGGCGAATTAGGCATACCATAAAAGTAGTTAGTCACGGTATCAATCTGTACCTCAGCCTTTGAAATTAGCTTATTAAACGCATCTTCTGATAATTCATCAGGTAATATATTTGTAAATTCAGGATAAGTTAAATACATAACTTACTCCTTTCTGTAAATATTACTTACCGTCTCAGCTACCTGACGTTGTACCACCATCGGTTGTAGTTCCTGTGCCGCTACCTGATGTTGTAGTCTTTGTCTTGTTTGACTTACGTACTGACGTATTTTCTACGCTAGTAACGTTTTGGTCAATAACGGTTCCATTATCATAAGTAAATGGCTTGATTACAAGCAACTTGGTATCGTCATAGATTGCCACACCGTAGTGCATGTCCGCGTTAAATTTAGTCAACTTATGATCAATATCACGATCCTTTTCAGCTTGCACTGCACGCTTCAAGTAAGTTTTCATAGCACCTGCTTTAGCAACAGCGGCAGATCCAACTGGAATTTTGCGTGAACGAATAAATTGCCAACCCAATACACCACCAAACACGCCAGTAGATAGAATTGAATCTCCTAATTGTGATGCACGTTCCCAATCCAATGCAGCAGCCTTACGGACTTTGTTAACGTCTTTTGGATTCATGTAGATAACGCCTTGTGCACTACCATCATCACCTTCAAAGTTGTTATCAGATGTATCGTCAATGAATGCAGCTTCAATATCATCAATAAAGTCTAACTTTGTAAAATCGGCACTAGCTAATGTTAGTCGTGACTTTGCCGCAGTAGCAACAGTATCATTATCTAACTTAGCAGCAATGGCCATTGTGATTTGGCGAGTTGCTTCACCAACCGGATCACCATAGCCAGACAATACAGCCTCATCTGTTAATTGAACACCCTTACCAGCTTTCTTAACTGTAAATGTGTCAGTTGAGTTGGTCAATTGTTCATAATCAATCGCTGCACCCTCGGCAACGTCTTTCGCATCACCAATATACTTCCAACGAGGAACTGTAATTGTATCACCTGGGCGACCTGATAGAGTATCGTCAATAGGTGCAATAGCCCCAAACTTGATTGCCTTTGGTAGTTGCGCAAGAATCATCTCACCCATCACTTCTGGGTCAATCATTTGTTCCAATGTAGTTAAATCATTTGCCATGAATTATTCTCCTTTATTTTGTGCAACCGCCTGTTCGTAGACCTCTGGATTAGAGCTCTTAAGTTCAAGCGCTTGTTTGTATGACAATTCGCTAAGCTTTGGTACCTCATTTGAACCACCGGAAGGATTGCCAGAGCCAGTGATTTTAATTCCTGGATTAGTTCCTTCTTGTTCAGCAGTAAATAGATAACCATCACTTTCTTGTAATTGCTCAAGTTGTTCTTTCAGACCATGTACACCGTCATCATCAATAGTAATATTATCGCCATTTAGCAATGCCTTAACAGCTTTTGGATTCTTAGCCTTAGCTTCACGCAAAGCTAGTTCAATAGCGCCATCACGCTTCAATGTGGCAATGTTGGCTTCGTAATCAGTCTTAGCTTGCTTGTTTTGGTCTTGCAGTGCCTTGATTTGAGTTTGAAGCTCTTCGTTGTTACCTGCCTTACCTGATAAGTCTTTGAGTTGCTTGTCACGTTCGGCGATTTGTGATGCTAGATCAGTATTTTGTTGTTTCAACTGTTCTAATTCGCTCTCAACGCCCTTTGACTTCTCCAAGTCCTTACCATGTTCAGCCATGACCTGGTTTACCTGTTCGTCTGATAGACCAAACTTTTGCAATGTATCCCTGTTCATAAAAATCTCCTTCGTGTTTTACGGTGTAACGTCACCGAATTTTTTGAACTTTAAAAAGCCTTTTATAAGGGACGTGCTCGGGTCCACGAAATTAGATGGTTATTTTTCGTTTTAAAATGCAAAAGCACCAATTAAATAGATTAATTTGAAACCAGCTTTCTGCATATCTAACGCCATTTTCTTCGTATTTCGTAATATAGTGATGCATGTTTTCTCCTATTTACTATAAATTTGTTCTCGTGAATAATCACGACCTAGATAGTCTTTGTCATTAATGAATTCTCGTAAGTTTTTCTGCTGATTAGATATACGTGACTTCATTCTTGATGCCATTTCTTGGTCGTTTAATTCTTGTGCCGCTGCTAACCGTTTCTTGCTACCACGTATGGCTCGCTCCATGTTGCGTTGCTTTTGTTGCTCTTGACTACGTTTCATAGCTTCGTCAGGGTCATATTGCTTAGGTGTAACATCAGTGTTCACATCTGGGTCAAATGGAGTTAGCGTGTGTGAGCAATTAATTCCTTGTGTACCTTGAGGGTTTCCATAACCGTGATTATAAATACTGTCATACTTCGAGTTGTAAGCCTCATTGTCGCTTGTCACAACATTGACTACTTTGCCTTGAATGGGCGCACATGCTTCACGAGCGGCAGGGTGTGAACTCATCATTGCTTGTCCCATACCGTAATCATGCATACGTTTCAATCTCAAGTCGTTAAATGTTCTATGAGCTGTCGCATTAACAACCAGTCTGGAATAACTTTCCAATGACCAACCGTGATTGCCTTTATCAACTAAAGTAGTCTGAATACCCTTATCAACCCATTTATACACGTTATCTCTAACGGCTTTTTCTGGCGTTTTAAGACCACTTGTTACTTCTAGCGTTGATTGCTTGACGATACTTTGAAACGTCTTCATAGCTGCATTATTTTCGTAATTAGTAGTCAACAGTGTTTGATTAACGTTGTTGTTAATATCAAGGAATGTCTGTCGCATGATTGAATCTAACATATTAGAAACATCATCACCAACGGTGACTTGTTTCTTCATTATTCCCTGTAATTGTTTGTCAATTTCTAACACTATCTGCAAGCCGTTACGCTTAACCATGCTTGTTAATTCATGCTCTGATACTTTATTAGCTTTAGCCACTATCTTGATCACATCACGAGTTAATGCATGCATTTTACTAAGTTGTTCAACTTGCCACATCATAGCGTTGTCGCCATTGATTTTATCCCAATCGCTGTCTTTAACTGCATCAATTAGCAGTTTAAATATATCCTGTTCTAATTTCGCGTAGATGTCAGATATGCTGTTTGCTTGCTGTTGCATCGTGTTTGGCGTAATCATTCATCATTGCCTCCACTATTGTCGGTATTGTCATCACCATCATTTCCACCCAACATACCAGCCTGTTCATCACTCATATTGTCTGTTTCAGGTGCTTCACTTTGTAACTCTGCAAGCCATTTGTCGGCATCGTCTTCACTCAAACCGTAATTACGCATTAAGAATTGTTTCTTAGGCATGAATCCAGCCATTGCTACCTTTAAATCTTCTTCAAGTTGTTTGTCTTTATCAACAAACACACCGTCATCAAAGTGTAGGTTAATCTCTAATGGATTATTGACTAAATCAACCGATAATAGCGCTTTTTGGTTGTCGAACAACTCAGGCTTAGTGGCTAATTGAACGATTGATATAATCAACTCTTTAATTTGTTTTTCAACTTGAGTAATGTAACTTGAACGAGTACGATACGTTTCACTGTTGTCAGAAACAACTTCTGTGGCTGTTTTATCACTCTTTGTAGCATCGGTAGACAATGTTCCTTGTGATAGCCCTATATTGTTCTCAAACTCACGCATGAACACTTGAAGTGAATCATTGTACTGTTGCACACGAATATCGTTAGTTAAGTCTTCAATAATTGGCTTACCATCTTTAGTCTTGCCAACTTGCATAAACACATCATCGTCGGTATCAAATACAGGATAGCCTTGATTGATTTCATCTCCAGCGTGTGATGTTGACGGTTTCATCAATGAACCATCAATCGCTATGCGTCTCTTACCTAGCTTTACTTCACGATGGAATTGGTCTTGTGCTGTATTGATCGCATTAATAACGTGTTTGTTATTCTCTACAATTCCAATGCCTAACGGGCTTTCAATTGACTTGTTGTTCTTGCCAGGCGTTTTGAAGTAGGCGAATGTAGGTCGTACGATATCACTAATAACAGCTTGCTCTGGTAAGTCAGCAAACTCATCAAGAACAGTTAAATTAACTTGTTGTCCTATCTCACCAACGTTTTCGGAGCGATACAGTTCATTAGTAATCGTTTCTTCACTAATCCCATCGAACTCATGAAATTCTAGTAACGAGTACCAAACAGTCTTATTATTCTCTGACTTAGTTGTTCGATTGACAATAACCGCTGATTGAATATCATTTGTGTTAGATTGCAACGGTACAAATTGGTCCGCACGTACCCAAGCTAATTTAATCTTGTTATTATCCACGTATGGTCGAATAGCAAATCCACCAGTAGCAATACCAGTTTCTAAATACTCTTCATACTTCAAATTAAACAAGTTATCAGTCAGCACACTGTTAATAAAAGTATCGATATTTTCACCGGTTACAGATACAGTTACCTGTTCGTTAAATATAACTGACGCTAATTTACGCGCTGCTTGATGCGTAACAGATAGTGTCGATAGCTTTCGTTGCCGTCGTTCGTTGTTCGTGTTGTAGAAATGAACATCAGCAAATACATCACTGTAATAGTCCAAGTCTTCTCTAATTCTTGTGATTTCACTGACAGGCAAGTTAACGCGTGGGTCATCAGTAATATTTGCAAGTGATTTTCCAAAGCCCATGCTTATTTTTCCTTTCGTAAAAAAATCGTGTAGTTTATCTCTGATTGTCATAATTGCTCCTACCATGCAAGGTCTAGTACATCTTCATTGTCAAGAACAAAATACTGTGCGCTATCCACAGCGTGATCATCAACCTTAATTACCTTTGGTTCGTCAGTCTGCAAAGACTTTTCTTCCCATTGGTATTTTTGATGTTGTGGAATAAAGTACTTAAGGTTATTTTCAGTAGGCAGATAATAAAAACGACCCTGTGCAAGTAAATTCTGCATACGGTCAATCATGTCCGGTTTCTTCAATTTGGCTACTGCATGCCAGTCAACACCATAATCTTTATGATACTGGTTACGCAACGCACGTTCTGCACTATCCATAGTCATGTTGCTGATAGGTTTGCCATACTTTGCGTACATTTGCTCTACAAAGTCATGAATGTTCTTAGACAAGTCATCAGGTGCCATCTTATCAACCTTGCCTTCTGGGCTGTAATACCACATATCTAGCAGCACTACCTTTCGGTGATAAGTTACACCATAGCAACCAACTGCTGTAGCTGATACAGAGTGACCGACATCGGCAGAGAAATACAAATCAACAACAGCATCATCTAAATCTTCTAAGTGTTCCAATCGTTGAAATAAGTCCATCTTATAGACGTTTGTGCCAAGACCAACAGGCTCACCTAAAAATTGCCATCTGTAATAGTCATAATCATTAACTTTATACTTTTCAATGTCGTGTAGATACTGTTCAGACAAAAAGTGTAACTTATCATCTAAATATGTTGTATGTACTACTAAAAAATCAGGGTCATCACGAATTGTTTCCACCCATTCATTAATCCAGTCATAAGGATTGCGTGGCGGGTTATACGAGAATATCGTAATAACTTGCATGCCTTTAGGTAGCTTTTGACGTGTATATGATAATTGCACTGTGTGTATTTCAGTAAAATTACTAAACTCAGTAGCCTCTTCAAACCACAACCAACGTACATATCCCTTAGCTATCTTGAAAGACTTTTGTTTACTTGGGTCGTCAACACCAGAAAAGTAAAAGCCACTGCCATTACGTCTATCTATAATCTCCATAGGAGACGTTTTAAAACGAAATAACCACGATACATGTAATTCATCTAAAGCCCACTTGATTTGCTCATAAACGCTACGTTTGAGATTACCAGCTACCTTACGATAACAAACCACATTAGCATTTTCATCGGCCATCATGCCCATTGCTAAATACATACTAATTGCACTAGATTTTGTACTAGCACGTCCGCCTTCTTCGATAATATTAGATGCGTTTGTTTCCCACAAATGGTCAAAAGCTGGATTAACTAATTTAGCTACGTTCATCTTCTTCTGCCCTCCTATCGAAACCTATCACACGTATCTCATTAGCGGTGCCATTATCAGTAACTTCTCTTGCATTAGCTTCAGCAATGTCAGCTTCAGCACTAAGCTTACGTATTTGCTGTTCGACTAACTTATCATTATTTGGATAGCGTTTAAGTATTTCTCTGACAGCAATAATACGTGTCTTTGTATCTGGCTCTTTTTCGACTTCTTCCACACCTATAGGAGTTGACACAACGACTGTTTCTTTCTCTTCACCTCTAGCTATACTAGTAAGCAATTCAACGGCTTCTGTGTAGCTCATAACACGGTTTGACGCTATTTCAGCCATGCACTTTTCTATGTACGCTTTTATATTAGGTTTTATTAGGTTTTCTGTCGCAATCACTGCGGCTGTTTTCTTACTATAACCAGCTTCAATCGCTGACTGCGTTGCGTTTCCGGTCTTGATATACTCATCAGCAAACTTCTTCTGCTTTGGCGTTAATTTCATGTCATTGTGTCACCTCCTTTCAATTTCACTGCAAAATAAAAAGCGCTTATCTGGTACTAACTATAAAAATTAACAGAAAGAATATTCCGGTAGCTACTCCAAGCGTAAATCCCAGACCTTTTAAAAATAATCAGTAAACATATCATTCTCCTAAACGTGCCACTCAGCAACTAACTTGTCGCTATCGTATTCAAGTGCATATAACTCTTTCTTAGATAACGTCCAACCGTTCATGATTTCATACTTGTCATTAGGTTTAACTGTTCCAAGTTGTCGACTAATCACACCACCTTCATCAACCGTCTTTTCTTTGTGAAAGTGACCTTTGTGGATTTCACGACTGTGCGATAGTGACCAGACACCACCAAACTCATTAGCAAATAGCATAGGTAAGTTCTTGGGTGCTAAGTCACCGTGAGCTAACATGATACCAACGTTATCCAATAAATAAGCGTCACGGAATTTGATGTTATTTTTGATGACGGCTTGTGGGTACTTGGCTTTCAAATACTCCATGAACATGTACTCCATGTTGCCTGAATGATTGCCAGCCATTTGTTTGATGTGAAGCGTTGTGCTATTTTGCAATGCAGCAGTGACCAAAACGCCAAAGAACTGTTTAGCGTCCTCAACAGCTTGCACCATATTAACTTCATCAAGCAACGTGCCTTTTAAAGTCTGTGATGACCACATCTGACTAGAATGGAATAGATCACCCAACTGTTCAATCACAATCGTTTTGTAACCCTTATTGATAAGCTCTAGCAGTCTATCTAAGTGAACTTTAACATCAAGCATGGTAGTTATACCAAAATGCAAATCAGGAAGCGGTACAACCAGATTGTGCGTATCTCGTGCAACCT